TAATAAAAAAATATAAAAGATAGGAGTTTCTATGACATATACTTATCTCATACCACAAGTACCAACAGATAAAGACCATATTCAAATTGGTGCAACCAATCTTGCAATCAAGTTGCAAATTAAAGACGGAAACAACAATATGAATATATCAAGTGCTTCAACTTTAACAATGATTATAGAAAGACCAAACAATACTCTTATCACAGGAAGCGCAGCCCTCTTCACAGATGGCACAGATGGTATAATGGTTTACTATACTAGCGGAAGTGGAGACCTAACCCTAGCGGGGCAATATAATGCACAAGCATATATTGTAATGACAGGCTTTACTGGCTATACAACCCCTGTACATTTTATGGTATATGAAAATTTGCCTTTAACAGAGGAATAATTAAAATAGGCTCGGGGAGGTTCAATGCCTCCCCTAGCTCTTAAAATCCAAGTTTTATAATTAGGAAGTGAAAAAATGGAAAACGACTTAATCTATTGTAGGAAATGCACAAAGCATCTTGTCCCCGACAAATTCTATGATGCTGTAGACAATGGATTGGTAGATACCAATAAAAAGATGAGTGTATGTAAAGATTGTGTACAAAAAATATACAATGAAGTATTTGCAGAAACTCAAAGTATGGAAAAAACCATACATCGTTTATGTATTGTTTTAAATGTTAAGTTTTCTAACGAAATAGTAGATGCAACAAAAAAGCATATTCAAACACTGTTAGACAATGGAAAAAACGTTAATATGGTCTTTGGTGTTTATAAGCAAAAAATTACAGCTACGAACAAATCAATGAATAAATCAATTGAAGAATATGAAGGTTATGAAGATGTTGGTACTATTTTTACAGAAAAACAAATCGACATTAAAGAAGTTCTTATTCCTCAAGACATAGTTAATTTTTGGGGTAAAGATTTACCAAGAGGCGATATTGAATATTTAGAAAAAGAATATACAGATTTTAAAAATAATTATTCTTCCGATGCACACGCTGAAGTTGTATTGCTTAAACAAATATGTTATACAATGCTAGATATTAAAAAAGCAAGATTAGCACAAGACCCCACAGATAAACTTGTAAAAGAATTACAGGAACTAATGAAAAGTTTAGCTATATCTCCTAGTGTAGCCAACGCAAATCCAGAAACAAAAGGCTCAAACACATTTGGACAATGGATAGCAGATATTGAGAGAGAAGAACCTGCACAATGGTTATTATCTGACCCAAGAGGGGATATATATAGAGATGTAGCAAATACAGACGAATATTATAGAAAATATATGGTTAGACCTTTGAAAAATTTTATTCAAGGAAGTAAAGATTTTAATGTTGACGAAAAAGAAATGGAAGATTCAGAGTTTGACCCTAACGAATTCGATAATTTTGCACATATCGATGATGGGGAGGTGAGTAATGAGTAAGAAAAAAATAACAAAATCAAAACCATTCTTACAAAATATGAAACCTTATTCAAAGTCGAGTGAGCCTTTAAAGTTTCAAAGCAATGAAGAAATGACAAGGCAAAAAAAAGACCGCATTAAAAGTTGGGTAACATTTTATAGAAATAATCCAAGCTTTTTTGTAGAACATTATATGGGTGTACCCTTATATCCTTATCAAAGATATTGGATAAATTTAATGGCTAGGTCTACAGAATTTGTAGGAATAGCTTCTCGTGCAAGCGCAAAGTCGTGGTTGATTGGTGTATATGCTATAGCCAGATGTATATTATATCCCGGCACAATTGTAGCATTAGCATCTTCCACAAAAGCACAAGCAGGTTTAATTATATCAGAAAAATGTAAATCCCTTATGGAAGAGCATCCCAATATTCAAAGAGAAACTTCGAATATTGTCACTAATCAAAATAAGTGGGAAATGACATTTTATAATGGTTCAAAAATTAATGTAGTTGTCTCAGGTGAGGGGGGACGTGGACATCGTAGCCATGTAACTGTATTAGAAGAAAGACGTTTAATACCAAATGAAGTTATAGATTCAATTATCCGTCCTTTTCTTGTCAGTCGCCAACCACCTTATATGAAAAATCCAAAATATTCTTCAATAGAAGAATTAAGAGAAGAACCACAGGAAATTATTATTACTAGTGCTCATTATAAAACATATGAATGGTATCCGGAAACTAAAAAATTTATTAAGATGATGGCAGATGGAGACCCCAATACAAAAGGGATGTTCTTAGATTATTTAATTTCTATCCATCATGGTATAAAGACTAAGAAACAAATGCAAAGAGAAAAAGAAAATATGGACCCCATTACTTTCTTAATGGAGTATGGAAACATACCTTATGGCTCTTCGAGTCTTTCGTTCTATAAACTTGGTTTATTTGAAAGGAATATAAAAAGGAGTTGGAGACCTATAAGGGATGAAGTCTTTATAACAAGTCCAACTCATAAAAATAATTATGATATACCTAAACTCTCAGATGAAATGCGTATTGTATCTGTTGATGTTGCTATGAGAGCAGGTTCAACAAATGATAATACAATTATAAGTTGTGCAAGATTGTTACCTAGTAAAAAGGGTTGGCAAACTGAAATTGTTTATATGGAGTCCCATAATGGTAAAAATACTAATTTACAGGCACTAAGAATAAAACAAATATATGAAGAATTTATGGGTGATGTTTTAGTACTTGACTTGCAAAATGCGGGTATTAGTGTTTTTGATGCATTAACATCAGTTACAAAAGATGAGATAAGAGGGACAGAATATCCTGCATACACCGTAATGAATTCTGAACATGTTGATACAAAAGTATATGATGAATTAATTACAAGGACACTTGGGCAAGATGCTGTGCAATGTATTTTCCCTATTTCTGCTAATGCACCTCTTAACTCTTTAATTGCTGTCAAATTTAGAGAAAGATTAAAGAAAAAACTTATTTCTTTTTTAATTGATGATAATAGTGAAGAAGAATTTTTAATAAAATCAGGAAATAAGGATATTTTAGACCAAGATGATACAGGTATAAGAGCTTATTTATTGCAAGCGCATTTGCAAATAAGTTTAATGATAAACGAATGCATTGCACTCGAAATGGCTCCCGCTAACGGCTTAGTAAAACTAGTCGAACCTGCTGGTGCACGTAAAGACCGTTATACTTCCGTAAGTTATTTAAATTATTACGTTAGTTTGATGGATACTGATTTGTTGAAAGATAGATATTCTGATTGGGATGATGAGATGGCTTTCCTTGGAGTCTCAGTTGTAGTAGGAGGCTAAATAATGGCAAATAATAATGGAAGAAAAAACAATAATAAAGCAGAAATAGTTGAACTTACAGAACAAGAAGTCTGGAACGTTATAGATTTTGCACGTTCATATAACGGAATGATTGGGCAAGGATATTTAACTCCTGACCTAATTAGTAGCAGAATGAGAGATGTTACCTTAAATCCTATGGCTGCTACAGAGGATACTCTTAATAAGGCATTATCAGACCCCAAAGACAGTGAATTGCAACTTCGTTCTTTCTCTCAAGATTTTGAAATGAAGTCTATGGTTTACAAGAGACTTATTACTTATATGGCTGATATGCTCGCATTTGATATTACTTATACATCGGATGCTGAATCTAAGGATTATAGTACCCCGAAATATAAAAAAGACCTTAAAACAGTAGAGGATATTCTCGAAAAATTTCCTTATAAAAAAGAACTTAGTATAGCTGTAAAACAAATGGTTAGAAATGATGCATTTTTTGCATGTATTCGTGATTTAGGAGATAGTATTATTCTACAGGAACTTCCCGCTGATTATTGCAAAATAACTGGCAGATGGGAAGGTGGTTTTCTTTTCAGTTTTAATATGTATTGGTTTTTATTGCCGGGTGTTGATATCAATATGTATCCTGATTTCTTTAAAAAGAAATATAGAGAAATATGGATAAATCCAAACGGTACACAAAATTATATACCTTCTATGCCACCAGAATTAAGAAGCTCTAGTTGGATTTATTGGGTTGATGTACCTATTGATGTAGGTATGTGCTTTAAATATTCTCCCGAACTTGCAACCAGATTACCTTATTTTACCCCTTTGTTTAGTGATTTAATCTTACAGTCTTTAATGCGTAATCTTCAAAAGAATGCAACAATGGCTGCGGCAAGCAGAATGATTGTTGGTCAAGTACCAATGCTCAGTAAAGATATAAAAGCAACAGTAAAAGATAGTATTGCTATCAGTCCTGATTTATTAGGTAAATTTATGGCATTAGTAAAAAGTGCTATTAGCGAATCTATTAAAGTAGCTGCTGCACCTTTGGAGGATTTACAAGGTATTAGTTTTGATTCGGAAAACGAATTATATGACAGCTATCTAAAAACAACATTGGCTTCCAGTGGTGTAAATACAAACTTGATATTTACAAGTGATATTAAACCAAATGTTCTAGAAACACAATTGAGTTTAAATGTTGATGAACAAATGATGACAGCATTATATGACCAATTTAATGTTTTTATGAATTATTTCATCAATAGATATACTAAAACATTTAAATTTAAATTTACTTTTGAAGGTACTCAATTCTTTTTAAACAGGCAACAAAGGTTAGAATCAATAATGACCCTATACAATGTGGGAATTATTCTACCCCAAAAAATAGCGGCTGCTATAGGAATGAAACCTTCTCAACTTAGAAAGCATTTGGAAGAGGCACAAGCAAGTGGGTTTATGGATTTAATTAAGCCACCTGCACTCGAAGGTCAAAAAGAAATAGCAGAAATAACAGGTAAACAGCAAAAAGATTTAGCTGACCAAACAGCTAAGAATCAACAAAAAGCTGCTGATAAAGCCGCTGAAACTCAACAAAAGGTTGCTGAAACGCAAGCAAAAGCACAACCAAAAGTTGTTGCACCTACCAAACCTGCGGGAAAAACTGGTCCTACAGGACAACCCGCTAAGGAAGGTAGACCAACAAAAGATGTGTCAAAAATATCCGAAGAGACAGAACAAACTCGTACAGAGGGAAGTAATCTCGGGAGAGGAGGTAAAGTTTAACTATGGTTTTAATAAATGACAGTTTAAAATCTGCATTGTGTGAACAAATCGGGCATGAAAAATATAATGCTAATTTATATTTATATATGTGTGGTTTTTTAAAAAGTAAAGGGTTAGACGGTTTAGCTAAACATTTTTTTGAGCAACATAACGAAGAAACAGGGCACTCGATTGAGTTTTTTAATTTGCTTACTGATTTGAACGCAGATATAAGAATTCCAGAGATTGATGAAATAAATATGCCGTTCAATACTATTGTTGAATTCGCAGAAGCTTATTTGGAAAGAGAAAAATTGACTACTACAAGCATTGATGAAATTAAAAAGTTAGCTATTCAGGATAATAACCCTGTAGTTGAAGAAAAATGTCGAGAAATGATTGCTAAACAGCAAAAAGAATATGAAGAAGCAACAACCTTTTTGGATAATGCCACACTTTGCGGAGAAGATTGGTATAGGGTTAAAGTGTGGAGCGATTCAATAGGAGGATAAACATATGTCATGATAACTAACTCTGAAACAATTAAAGACAGATATAGATGCAATAAATATGTTAAAAGTTGGCTTATATTTAATTGTCGCTTACCTTTATTGAGTTTTGACAGAAAATATTTTTATTTTGCCAATACAAATGAGCTAAGAGAGTGCTTGAAAAAAATGCCCTTAGACGTAAAAATATTATCTATATTCTAA